GTAGTTACCGTTTTTTTCGGGACGTAATTATCTAACTTGGCAATACTTTGAGATGCTTCAACAACGTCATCGGCAACTTTAGACGCAGTTTCCACAGCCTTAGCCGCCGTCTTGCCTCCGGGAAGTGCACCCAAAGCGGCCATACCAAAGTCTAATAAACTTGCATCTTCGCTACCGCTAGCTAACTTATACGCTTCTTCAGCGGCATCAATCATAGACTGTGCTGTACCCGCAGGAGAGAAGTCTTCAATTAAATCTACGCCAGCTTGAACATACTCCCCGATACCCATCTTAGGTTCTGCTTCTTCTTCAGCAGTCTCTGATAATGCCAATGGGTCAGCCATTAAGCCGCCTTCGTTCATTTCAACTTCAGAACGATTTATAGAATACGTATCTTTGTAGGGAACATCTTTAGTTTGCTTCTCTGAAAAAGGAAGAACAGAAAGTATTTTTTTCAATTCTTCTTTTGCGTCTTCATCTCCCTCTCTAAGCTTACCTACTAAGTACAAAGGGTCTTCTATGTCCATAGCAGGTTCTTTTACTTTTTCAGGTTCTTCTCCTAAAAGAGACGCTATAAAACCTTGCTCGTCTTCATCTATTTTTTTAATAACTTCTTGTGCAGTTTCTAAAGCAACTTTGTCTTTGTCAAAAACTCCACGCTCATATAGCTGTGGTATGGACTCAATAGCAATTTTTAAAAGGGTATAAGGACCGTGTTGATTATCACTAGCTGCTTTGACATAACTTTCCGTTTTATCTTTTAACTCTTGGTCATTTTCAACTAACGCACGTAAATAATCAAATGCTCTAGCAACGTATTCCGTCCCGTATTGTTTAACTTTTCCAGAATCATCTGTGACAGAAAAAGGTTCGCCTCCAGTTAATTCATGAAATCCTTCGTGCCTAGCTACAGTCGCTGGATCATCTGATCCCATAGATACCATAACTTCTTTTTGATTCTCAAATTTAGGAGTAGCAAAACCAGAAGTAACTTCAGATAAGTCTAATCCTTTTTCCGCTTCAGACCCATAAGGCATAGTCAGTAAATACTGAAGCTCGTCGCCAAGTTCTTCGTCGTAAGGAATGTCTGGGTTACTGTCAAACGCCAACGTGTTAAGAGTATCTACATACCTTTCTTCTTGACTGTCTTGCCACAATTTAAAAGTTTCTGGATCGGATCGCTGAATAGAACGTACGTTTTCTTGATACAGATTTCTAGACTCATCAAAAAGTTTTTCTGCCTTTTCTTGGGGCAAGTCTTGCATTTTAGTTAAGGTATTTGCTCGTTCTAAGTTACGCATAAACTTAGTTCTAGCGTTATCTAACATGTTACCAACATTCTCAATACGGTCTGTATCAGCCACTATTGCTTACCTTCTTCCGCCTTCTGTACGGCCTCGTCTTTTAATGTGAGTAATCGACGGATTTCCCTAATCTGCCCCTGTAGCGAATACATCTCTGTTTCACTAGGACACTGTTCTAGTTGATGATGCAAATAGTTCAACCTGTCACCGACATAAGCCTCTAGGCGTTCCATGTTCTGTTTGCCATTGACCAAAGCCAATAGCTTACGTGCGGTTTCTACTTGCATTAAGCGGCCTCGGGTCCAGCAGTGTCAGGACGACTAAACCCCTCGGCTCCCGGCTCAGGTGCGTTTCCTGGCCCCATAGCTCCCGCTCCTACCCCTGCTTGGTTATCTGGTGTAGGTGACCCTTCCTGCCCCTGTTGCGCCGCTTGTGGGGCTTGTGGTGAAGACTGAGGGGCATATTGAGCCATTAGTGCCGCCTGAATAGCAGCCTCTCGTGGATCATTGACAATCTTATCTTCATCTAGGTCTAGTGAAGCGGCAATCTCACGGAGGATATAGTCGAACTTGATCATCGGAGCCATTGCAGGGTTAGTACCTAGTTGCATAACTTGCATAAGTTTCTGTGATCTGATCTCGTTACGCATCAAGGACTCCGTACCACGAGCAGTAATTGCCAAGTCGCCATTCGCTTCTGGGTCAAAGTCAAACTGCATATTGAACGCAAACATTGCCTTGCCTAACGGAGAAAGCAAATAATCATCGACGTTCTTGACAACAGTTTTAATATTCTGTGCCGCCGCACCCATGAGCATTGACATACCAGATGCAGTGCGGCCTACGCCCGTAACACCAGTTTGACCATGCGAGAATGATGGAATGCCCGTCGCCTCATCTGCAAGTTGACGTGACTTATCAAACAACATCATGTTCTCTTGTGCGACATTCTGGAACTTAGTGGAGAATAAAGCCTGACCCGGAGCACCTCCCTGACGACGGAATACTTTGCCGGGGTATACAGACAAATCCTGACCGGGAACTAAGTTTGTCTCGTCCACCTCAAAGATCAGGTTGCCCGACAACACAGCGTTGTCTACGGCCATACGCATAAAGCCATTCATCAACTGTTGCGTATCTTCCATATTCTCAGCAACACCAATACCAAAGAAGCTGTAAGGGTTCAGTTCAAATGGTACTGCGTAGAACGGAATACGAGTTGGTTTAAATGGGTTAAGTACTAAACGCAATAAGTTATTTCCACAAACCCATGCGTTAACTTGTACCTGATCAACATTCTTTAATTCTTTAGGTAACTTTAGTCCTGCCTCTTCTGCAAGTTCAGCGTCAATAACGCCCCAGTACTCCAGAACTTCCCACCGATTAACTTCCATTGTGTAGTTGCTATCGTCGATAACATCTTCCCAATACTCTTTGGCGTAGTTAGAACCGGCCAGAATTGCACGTTCAATTGCTTCATCACGGAACAGTGGGCGATCCTTTAACGCTCTCATGTCGGAGCGAGACATGCGGTGACGGTACACCACGTGCTCTGCTTCATCCATGTTATACGCATCAGAGTCTGGGTAGAAGTTCCAGATAGACACAGCCTCTAGGCGAGGGCGAGTCTTAATAATAGGATCGTACTCACCATCTTCAGTCCACCGAGGATATTCTATATCTTCTGCAAATGGACCTTTGATAATACCTGTACCAAATAAACATTGCTCGAAAGCAACAAAACGAAGGTGCTTGTTTCCATCAGACTCAGCGATTTGGTCATGGATCTTTTTCTCCATGCGCTTGGCCGCCTCGTTAGCAGGTTCGTAGATTGCAGAAGTCATGGTGTTACCCGGACCTGCTTTAATCTTATCCTCTGCGCCTTTAACTGCATTCGCAATAGGGCCAAGGTCACGAGGACTTACCGCACCTTTGGGTACTTCACGCCCATCACCTGCGTAACCTACGTTAAGTTCTTCGTAGATTGGCTTCAATGCCTCTGGGATAGCGGCATCAATGTGAACAGTATCTTTGATACCTTCTGGGATTGGAGTTTCTTCAACACCAATAGGAAACTTGTTCCCTGCAAACAATACATCAGTTACTTGGCTATACGCCGCAAGTACTTTTGTCTTTGTAATCTTGATGAATATTTGTGAACGTTCAGTTTCTGTGAACTGAGTCGTATCATCATATACACCACGATAGTTTTTGTACGCAGTTAACCAACGTTCTTCGTCTGTTAAGCGACGGTCTTTAGATCTTTGGTATTTGCTACGGATTTCAGCTACGAAGGCGGAGTACTCTAAGTCTTCACTTTCATCTGCACTATCTTCCAATGCAATTACTTCGTCTTCATTAAATTCTGGTTTATCTACAATCGCCATTTACACACCTGTTAATACCCAAATACGGGGTCCATTGGTCTCCACGCTGTTTTATTAAAATCGTTATCAAAGTCAAATAAACCTCTCGACTTAGGTCTTGACATAATCCCGTAACGTATAGAATCGTATGCGTGGTCAGACGCATAACGTGGATCAATGTCGTCTGTTCCTTTAGGGTCCGTCGGTATCACCTGCATATCTGCAATAATTTGTCTGCAGGTATTAAAGAACACAATATTTGGCTGTTCTATCTCTTCGTTGACTTTTAGCAACTCATGCAATCTGTTTTTACCGGCAACACGTGATCCACCAGTACGGTCTGAAGGTCTCCACCGGCATCCTTCTGCAATCATCTCTTCTGCGATGGATGGACCGGTATGCCCACGGCTATGCCACGTTGAACTATCTAGCACCCCGTAACGAATATCTTCACCCGCCTCTAACTCTAATATTTTTCTTGCTAAATCACGTGATGTATGTTTTGATACGTACAATTCCCTATAGACGTACAGAGTCTCAAAAGCAGGGTCAATAGCAAACCAATGAACTGCTGAAAAAGAACTGTAACCAAAGTCACACGATCTGAACTTAGTCCAGTTGTGAGGAATGTCAAAAGCATCACAAGTATGAGTGCTTATCTTAAACTCAGGGAAAGCCGCACCATCAGCTACAGTCCAATCCCCTTCTAGCAACTGCCTACGTTGTTGTTCAGGCATAGACAGCAAGTTAGCTTCGTACATACCGTCTTCGTACAGGTGCGGGTTATCTTTTAACGTGGCAGGAATAAAGCGACGATAGAACAGAGGCTCACCTGCTCTTTTGTGGTTAGGCGGGTAACGTAACTCTTCACTAGTTTCTAAATCACGAGGGACAAAGCTTGTGTTGGGTACAGCAGGGTCAATGAACATCTGCTTAACCCACCCGTGGCCAGGACCTCCCGGGTTCGTGGTAGCTCGCATACAGAGGGGAAGATTAGGGTCTGTAGTACGCAAACGAGAACGCATGTAGTCCCAAGCGAATGGAGTAGGATGTTGAGTGAGTTCGTCGAACCCGATCCAAGTAAAGGCTTGGCCCTGATAGCGCAGTACATCGTCTTCTCTGTCCAAATACGTAAACCAAAGTCTCGCTCCGCTAGGGAACGTCCACTGTGATTTGCGCTCTGACCATCTTGCGCTCTTAAATACCTTCGGATATAGCTCCTGAGACTTCCATACAAGCTCTCTAAGCTCATCTGAACGCCTACGTAATAGGAGACCATTAAAGTTGGAGTTAGAGACGAACCTGAGAGGATCTACGAGCAATGCGTAAGACTTACCACCCCCTGCAGCACCTCCATAAAGCACTTCACGCTCTGAAGAGGCCAAAAAGTCCGTCTGTGGACCATTATTAGGCTTAAAAATAACATTTTGTACTTTTTCAGCCTCTAAATTTTCTTTAGTGACCTCAATTTGCTTGTCTGTCTTGAGTTTACCGCCCTCGTCTACAAATTGCTCAATGTTCTGAGCATCTTGTTCCGTTAACTTACCTGCTTCAATAGCTTCTTCGGCTGTAATACGCTTTAGCTCAAGCTCAATCTTGCGTTTTTGTGTAGAAAGCTGTTTTTTCTTGCGGGTTTTCGCTTTTTCTTCTTTGTTTTGGTTTTTAGAGAAGTGTTTCTCTCCAGCAAAGTTGTTAACCTTGACCTGAGTCTCTTTCCATTGCGGTAATTTGTCTGTAATAAGTTTTAGTTCGTCAGATACCTTCTGGTACGAACAGTTACCGCCTGTGTTAGTAGTTATGTAGTCTGCTATCTTACGGTAAGCCGTACCGTTACGTGCAGCGTACATACCGTCAACAAACAATTTAAAGTCGTCAAGACGTATCTTGTAGACCGCTTGACCAGTCTCTTGGTCCTTGTACGGCATTCTATCGTACATGAACGGACGGTAAGCCTTACCTCTAGGGCTTCTTACAACGATTTCGGGGTACAACTCTTCAGCTATACCCCGTAAGCCTTCATCTTCAATGAAGTCGTAAAGACTCATCAGTCCTCTTTATCTTCTCTCTTGGGTGGCAGGATAAAGATTCCGCTACCATCTTCTGAAGATACTTCTAACTTCTCTTTTTTGACGATACCGACACGATCAAGAATCTCTTTAGCCGCCGCCACTGAGTTTTTAGCTCCCAAGGCAGTAGGATCGTCAATGACACCTACCATACCGAATGCGGCTTTAGGTGCGTTGTACGCTAAGATGTGTTCTGCAATTGCAATCAGTTCATCCTGTAGGTAAGGCACTACATCACGAGCCGCTACTCCAGCACCGTAACCGGCTGCCTTAATGGCTGCACCAATATTACCCTTTGACTCCCCCGCCATAGCTTCTAAGAAAGCAAGTTGCTTATCTGAGTAGCTACGTTCTGCGTTGAGGTATTTTGCTTTATCCATTGTTACCACTTCTTACATGACCAGTATCGTGCTGTGAATTTATCTTTCGCTGTATCACACTTATGTCTCGCTCTGAAAGAACGTCTGCGATCAGGGCTATCTCGTTTGATTTCCATGTCCGGGTCACCAAATCGTATGAGCTTAACTTGCTCGTCTTTCTTTGCGAGAACAGCAAATTTTTTAGGGCCGCCGCTTGTGCGCTTAGGCTTGTTATACCCTGCAAAAGTTTCTCCACGATATTTAATTCTTCCTGATGGTAGACGCTCTACGTCTTTCGTTGTTGCCATTACCTATACCTTGCTGTCTTCTTTGCAATTTTCTTTGGTTGTTTGGCGACTTGCTTACCGGCCTTAGTCGCTTTCCGCTTGGCTTTGGTAGTAGCGGCATACTCTTGTCCCGAAAGAGCCTTGATAGCTTTCTCCGGTAGGTAACGCTCCCCGGTAGCTTTCGGTCCTTGTGTAGATGGCTTGCCACTTTTGGTACGCCACTTCTGCTTGGTCCAGTTCTTTAAGCTTTGTTGAGGCTTCTTCATTAGCTTTTGTAGCCTCCACCTTTTGCTTTGTACTTCTTTGCAAGCATCTGAGCCTTTCTTGCTGACCACTGTCCTGGCTTTCCACCTTTTCCACCGGCTTTGATCTGGTTGAATAGGTTTTTACGCATTGAAGGTTTTGTGTAGTTACCGGACTCATTGACACGGCTGGTGCCTCCCTTAGCCATGTTCACTGCATTCTTATCGCCTGACTTGGCTTTACCTGCCGTATTCAATGCAATGGCTACAGCTTGCTTCTGCGGCTTACCCGCCTTCATTTCTTTCTTGATATTAGAAGAAATGGTTTTTTTGCTTGTTCCCTTTTTGAGTGGCATATTAACTCCGCTGGGGTGTAAATGATTCTTCTGTATTAATGATCAAAGTAACCGCACTATTCGCACTTGCCAGCCCACGTAACTTATCGCCTTTGTATAGCCATAAGCTTTCAGTAATCTGTAATAAACTATTAGCAGGTAGCTCGACAGTCTCAGCCAGTGTGTAGTACGTTGTGTTTTGACTGTCGTACCAATCTAAGCTAAAAGTTACAGCACTACCAGACGCATTATTAACATAGATACTCTTAATGTTCCCCTCGTAACTTCCAGGAACAGTGTAGATGTCTTGATTTGCTGTGGTAAGTTCTACGCCTACTGTACGGTTTTTAGTTGCCATCATTAATTCTCTATGTAAATAATATCAAAAGTTGCGGCAACTCTTAGGTCTGCATTTGAGCTATCTGCTATTGCACGAAACTCAATGTCCGTCTTCTCTGGGATTGGCTGTGGACAGGTAATGTCTTGATGGTACGACCCTTCAAACAAATCAAATTTATTCTGGGTACGAAACACACCATTCAGTTCCCTAGTTAGCATACGTATTGTAGCTACCTTATTGTTCTGGACTGTAAACGCAGTTGTATCTAATTGAAATAAATATGCAGTGTATCCTGCGG